CAATCGTAAACACACGGATCTTACTTGGATCATAGTCAACTTCACCAGGGAAATTGTCACTGATCCATTGATAGAGATACATCTGGTTACCAGAGATCTCAAACCCATCAACATCCTCATACTGCTGGCAGAATTGCTTACAGTCTCGGATGCCTCCTGGCTGAATAGGTCGAACGTGTTCACCATATAGAGTGGTAAACTTAGACTCCTTCTTACTCTTTACATAAAGGGTAGGTCGAAACTCGTCACGAAAACGAATTTCCTTCTGCCCATCACAACCTCTAACAAGAATTCGATCACCAACTTGGTCAACGTTCTTGTAGAACTTCATTATAGGATGAGATAAGAGCTTGTACTGGTTCGACTATAGTAAGAATCTGGTCCGAATGGATCATCATCTCGTTCTGTATTGTAACATCCTTGAGCCACCTTGTCAATGACCCTTCTACTAGTTCGTATGGTTCTAAAAGTCTAACGTCTGGTTCACCAGGAAGCTCTGCTTCACTGGGCTCCACCTGGCACAATAATATTTGATTGTTCTTCAGGATTATCACCTGCAAGTTCTTCATCACCTTCTCCAAAACGTTCAATAAAATGTTGAATTAAAGGATCAAGAGGATCGCACATCGTTAGAAATGCAGTTTCCTTGACCAAAAACTTCCGTTGTTTTGAAAGAGGTGCCCAGTTATGGAACTGAACATTTGGTCCTTTCTCAGGTTCCTCCATATTGGGAAGTAGTTTACAGATCTGAGGATCTCTTAGGACAAATCCCTGAGGCATACCCTCTTTATCTCTGATCTCATAAACGTCAGCGATGACTTCTTCACCGCTTTTCATCAACAGGAGTTGTATAGACATTGGAATTATTTTTATATATTATAAAAGACCCCCTGACTTTTGTCAAGGGGTCTGTGGATTAGAGGTAATCTTTACGAGCGTGGTGTTCAGGGACTATTTTACCTAGCTCTACAGTCAGAAGACCATCCTCAAACTTTACATCCCTGACTTCTGTTTCGTCAGAGAGCGTCCAAGCCCTAGTGAAAGATCTCTGGGCAAGTCCTTTGTGTTGATAGGTTGTGTCGGTTTCTTTATCTTCCTTCTGACCCTCTACAAAGAGTTTGCCGTACTCTGTGTATACGTTGATTTCTTTCTTCTTGAATCCAGCAAGTGCAATCTCTAGTCTAGATTGTACGTTGCTAACTTGGACAAGATTGTATGGTGGATAGTTACTTGTAGTTTCGTGTAGATTGAAGAAACGATCAAAGTAAGTATCATCCATTCCTATGCTGTTTCTTACGATCTTATCCATTAGATCTGGAAGATCGGCAGCACGATACCTTTGAATGTTAGACATTGTTATGCTCCTTATTAAGCGAGTTTGATTGTGTGACCCCGAAGCGGTCAATACTATTTAACCATATGGAGATAAAAATGTCAGTAGTAGAAACCCTCATATTAGTTCGGTTTCTTCTTAATGAATGAATTAGTAGTGTTTAAAGGATCGGTAACAGCTAGCATAGCAACTAGTGAATACCGTATATGATCGTCAGTATACTTAGTAGGATCATACACAGCAGTGTGGAATAATGATCCCTTATAACCAGAGATACAATTAAACCTAGCTGGTACTATACCTGCCAGATCATACACATCATCACCTTTAAAGGTTTGCCAATCATCAATCACTCCCTCACCTACTCTACCTTGATCCATACGCATACTAATGACTCTAGGATGGATACCTGAATGCCTTTCTAGATGCCTGATATCCATCTGTCTCTGACCATCAGGCATATTAATAATGTATACAGCAGTACCTTCACCCTCATCCAAATCATCCGATAGAAATAGGTTAAAGGCAAAGTCACCTGGATCTACGTGTGGACGATAGTTACTGTCTATAGCCTTCATATTTTTCCAGAAGACATTACAATAAAGATTAAAATCATACCAAGTAATATCTCTCTTGGTGATCTTAAGATCGTATAATACCTGCCTAAGAAACTGTACGTATGGTTTCAACCATTCATTAGCAACTGGTTGTTGCATACCAGGAGCACCAGTCTTATCAGGAATAAGATCATTGGTGCCACAGACATAAGAAGAATTGATAAGAAAATCTTTTACGTCATAAGGATTCACCAAAGCATCTTCCACCATCACATACTGATAGTCCCAGTCTGGATGGATCTTCTCTGTGTATTGTTTGCGATTAGGATTAATCTCAAATAACGATTCGATTTCTTTAGGTCTGATTAGTCTACCTTTGAAATCATCAAATGTAACTCCCATTACGGTTCTGTTTTTTTCTTACCGATATTATATTTGGATTCTAAAATCCAATCCCCCTTCTCCTTAAAGGAAAGAACCTTAATCTGGTTCAAAGGAGCTATAGTATCGATCTTATCTGTGGATATTATACTCAACAATCCCCAATCTGACAAGAGGGATGCAATTCTGTTACGACGTTGCACGTCGTTAATGCTGAGATTTGTTTGCTTACCATCTAGTGCAAACAATTCTTTAAAATGTACGATATAGTACTTGCCACGCTTATGTAGAATATGACAAGACTGATATATCTTCTTCTCTTTTCTAGAAGCTACACCAATTCTAGTAAGTGTTTCCCTCACTTTAAGGAAATCATCTGGTTCCTTAAGAGCAACCTCAATCATCGATTGCTCATTCCATTGTACGAATTCTTCGGTCATTTACTGCCACCAGTGTCAATAAGGGATCGAATCTCTTTCAACTGTGCTGTAGTCAGTACCTGTAATGCTTGTCGTGCCTTTTCGTTACTATAACCATAATAACGTTTCACTGCATCAAGATCATCAAGGGCAGACTTCTTCAGCCAAGGAGAGAATCTCTTCCTAGGTCTCAGAGTATTTATGTAATAATCGTACTGTAAACGCTTTGGTAAATGATGCGATGCATTCATTTCATTTGCGTGCAACACAGAATCTAATTGACCAGCAAGACACTTGTTGATCACATAGGGTACATAATTTTTCTTGTCCTCCTCATTCCACACATCCTTCTTGGATTGATTGATGGAATAAAGATAATCATTTAGATTCAACGTGGTCATACCAAGGGTGGGTGTAAGATTCCTTTGTAAATTTAACACCTTCGCAGTTGGATTTCGAGCAGAAGTAACGACCTTCATCATCTGTAGCTGTGGTCAAGTACTCAGTCTCTTTAACCCACTCACGTAGTGCCTCAAGCATAACCTCTTTGAATGAAGAAGAGTTACCCATATACTTTGGTTCTTCTTCAGTTACAGGATGCTTGAATTCTTCTGTATTAAAATAAGATGTATAATTCATCTTACCTTCTCTCTCATCTAATACCTCATTGATAAGGATCTTTAATTCCTCGGCATAGGTATCAGTAAATAATCTTCTAGGTCTGACAATAGCAGGTTTATATTCTCGTGGTTCTGCCTTTGCCTTAGCTGCCTCCTCAGGAGTCATCTTAGGGCTTAGACCTTGGGTGTCAATATAATCTTGAGGCATTAGTAGGTTCTCACAGGACCGAATACGGTACGACCAGAAGCATTAAATCTATAGATCTGAGTCTTACCTGAAGTAAGATTCACAACTACTTCATCCCCCTGAACCATTGCACTCTGAACATCCACACCAAAGGTTTGGATAACTCCTGCCTTAGTGTCGATGAGTTGTGCACGTCCACCACGTGCTCTAGCGATAATGTTACCCATTACTTGTACCAATCTCCTGTCTTATTATCTATGGTATAGTTGACTAGAAGAAGTTCTTTACGCTTATCCTGATCAGCACCATAGGACTGTGTTGACCTCATTGTATAGGTCAGATCCCATTGCAGTTTTGAGAACGTAGGATATAAGTCCTCAATCTGTTTGGATGAATTGTAAGTAATCATTATATTACCAGAGAAGACATTGCAGAGATCTGCTAGCTTCTGGTGTCCAAAGTTCTTATGTAGTGATCCCTTACTACCATAGAGATTATCTTTGATACTGTAAGGTGGATCTAGAAAATTGAACGCACTAGGGTTCATTACCTGAGCATAATCCTGGTTCGTAATGTTCCAGTTTTTAATCGCTTGGTGGTACCACAGCAGACTATTTATACCATTAAATGAAAAGTTTGATTGACTTGCCTGAGCAGAAAAAGAAGAGTTTTCGCTAAGACCAGAGAAGCTACACTTGTTACAAACGTAAAAATTAATTGCTGTCTCATAGATGTCCTTCTTTTCTGATAGTTTTTCTTTTGCCTTATTGAATGCCTCTTTATGTGCCTTCAATACATCTTCCTTTTCCTCATAGTCAGAAAGATAAGTTTTGATGTTGTGTAGATGCTGTTGCATCTGAGGACCAGCATCCCTTAGAGCAGTCCAGAAAGCATAAACAGGATAGTACAGATCATTGATAACAACCTTAAGATCTGGACGTTGCTTTGTCAAAGCAATAGCCATAGATCCACCACCAATGAAAGGTTCGACATAATAGTCAAACTTATTCGGTATGTAATCTAGCAGTATCTTAGTGGCACGAGATTTGCCACCTGGATACCTTAGGGGTGTTTTAAACTTTTTCATAGTATAGGGACAAAGGTGTCCTGTTCAAAATGTTTTGGTTGTGGTTCGTCCAAAAGATCTATGCCTATACTAGCACGGATACCCTTGAACCCGCAAGCTAGTACACGATGTTCTAGCCTGGCATCACCCATATACATCTGACCTTGCTTGTTCTTGATGACTGTACCATTCTTAAAAATAGTATCAGTCTCCTTATCAGATATATGTACAAATCCGTGGTGGTTACAATAGGAATGTCTATGCCAGTTAAGGGACTCTTTAACACCATTAAGATCCTCTGCTCTATGTACATTCAACCAAGAATGCATCCACAAAGGTCCAGTATGGTTTAGATCCTTATAGTAATTTTTGATATGTACAAAGACTTGTGACCATAGATTGTAATACTCAGGTAAGGGTGTCGAAAGATTAATGAGATTATAGGTGTTCTTAGAAAGCGTGGGATCATTCTCTGGCACTGCATACTGAAATCTTTGGGCTATCTCATCTTGCCAAAAGCGATAGACCATCTGCGTTTCCTTTAATAGTTGCTCCCAGTCACAATCGACTGTGTAGAACTTCATTATTGGATTTTCAGGTTCTTTGAAAGTCATTGCTTACGTCTAGGTACTTGAATTGTCCAAGCAGGTGCTACAAGATCAACCATCTCAAACTGTTTCTTGTTCTTTTCAATCTGATTCAGATATGCTTCACGTCCAGGTTCGGGTGCTATCTCACCATAATGAGTCTCTAGTTTGTCTAGATGCTTAAGGATAGCATCGTCTACCATACCGTATAGAGTATCCCAAGTGAGATTAATTCTGAGATCATTAGCAATCAGTTCTATCTCCTCTAAGGATATCTCCTCCTGTAAGAAAACAGATCTGATGTTGACCAATTCAGATATGTTGATAGTAATCTTTACTTCATTGTCAATAGTCATTTGAATTCACACTCCACCATAATTTGAGTCATACACGCTAATAGATTTATCTCCTGATCTGCCACAAAAGCAGACTTGTATTGATAGTCAGCAATAATAAGAACCAACTGTGGTATACTACGACCCACTAAATTTTCACTCAACCCATCATAGATCTTACGAAAGATCATATTAGGATCATTGTCTAGGTTCTCTACTACCCAACTACGAACGGTACTGAACTCCTTTCTAGCTAACGCTTTTACCAGCGTCGATATGTCCAGTTCTGATATATCAACCAGAATACCACTATCAATAGACCCAGAAGAGCTGTGTCGTTGTAATTCATTTAGTGTTCTCCTCCAATCAGGATAATGTTTCTGTACTAACTTGACTAGTACCTTGTCCTCAGCAGTAACCTTATTCTCTTTAAGGATCTGTTTGATCCTGAGGAAGAACTGACCCTGAAGATCCAGTTTATCTTCTTTCTTAATTACAAAATCAAATACAGAACACCTAGACTGCAATGGCTGTATAATCTTATTCTTATAGTTACAGGTAAAGACAAACCTACAGTTGTTCTGGTAATCCTCAATGGCAGCACGTAACTGTGACTGAACGTCAACAGTCATATTGTCTGCTTCATCTATGATGACGCACTTATGCTTGCTCCCTGTGAGACTAATTGTACTAGCAAAGTTTTTAACTCGTGTTCTGACTGTATCAAGGTACCTACCCTCATCAGAACCATTAATAACAATACTACTAATACCCAACTCATCACAT